AGAATGTAGTTAGCCACACACGCAGCATACATTGACGGTAGCGGGAATGGGTCGGTTAGCGATTCCACCTCATTTGGCGTTGTGCCAGTAACCATCAACAAGCTACCTGTGCCGTCAGCAGGTGGGTACACGTAGAATGAGCGTGGGTCTGTCAGGCTAACACTGTATCGAAATACGGTGTCAGTTTTGCTGCCCGCCATCCAATTAGGGTCTTCATTATCCAACGTAGAGCGCTCGACGTGGCGAACCGCACGGCCTTCTTCGCCGTTTTTCATGTTGCAGATAACCTCAAGCACACGTGACGCACCTAGCGTTGCCACACTCTGTTTTGAGCCAGCTTGGAGCTGAAACGAGCCTGTAGTGCTACACGCTTCTGGGCGAACTCTCGCGACCTCAGCACATGCCTCGTTGAACCATTGGATCAACTCTGGGTCACGCCACTGTACGCCGCCTTCGTCAATGTCTCGTAGAAGGACACGGACGCGATTTGTTAGTATTGTTCCTACGGTTAACATGACAATATGCCTCTATTACTTACCAGCCGCTTTGTTTGCCGCGCGTGTCGCAGCCGCTTTCTTTGCAGCTTCACTTGCTTTCGCCTTGCGAGCCGCTTCTTCTAGCGCCGCTGCTTGCTCCTCAGCCGCTTTCGCTTCTTCTTTGGCCTTTGCCTCAGCTTTGGCTTTTTCTTCCGCTAGGATCGCTGCCTCGCGCTCTGCTTGCAGCTCAATATCTTCCAACGGAACTAAGCCAGCACGGATAGCTGCATCTTCAAGGTGCGCTGGAACATCACGAGTTTGGCCTGATTTAACAAGTAGCACGTGGCCGCCAATCGGGGCTGTTACTCGGATTGTTTGGCGTGTAAAATTTTTAACTTTCATTTGTAATTCTCTTGCATATGTAAGGGAGCGGTCGACTCACTCCCTTAACCCAACTTAGATAGCGAAGTCGATACGTAAAACACCGTAGTCTTGCTTAACATTGCGGTCCGCTGATTTCTTAGCGTCCTTAAACTGCATTTTCTTCATACCGAAGATTTTGCCGTAAGCAATACCGTAGTTGTTACCGTAGTCGAAGTGATCACGCTCATCCCAAGACGCAGTATCTAGGTCTATGAAACCTAGCGCCTGAGCACCACATAACAGACCCATACAGCCGTCAACAGTACCGTCAGCACCCCATTTAGAGCCACTATCTGCACCTAAAGTAGTTGGCACATGGCGGAACTCGTGGATGTGTAGGCCGTCAACAATGTAAGACTCACCACCCGCAAATAGCGTATTGCTATCACCGCGAACACCTGCATGACGTGCGTTCTCTTTGAAGTCTGGGTCTAGCTTCAACGTCGCTAATGCCATTGGGTGTAAGAATAAGTGGTACACCTCTGAACCGCCGTTACCACGGATACCACGAATATAGCGAGTCTTAGCAATCGCTTGTAGACGTACAATGTGGTCATAGCCCAGCTTGTCGTCAGCGGTGATCGCAGTCGTATCAGCATCAACAACTTGACCGCCTTTAAGACACATTAAGTGGCGCTCAGAAGTCGGTGCTAGACCACCCGCAGTGTTGAACGCTAAGTCTGAAAGGTTGTCGTCATTCGCACCCTGACCAGGACGTACTCGGCCATCGTTAGTTTGTGCGAAGTCTAAGCCCGCTAATTGTAGGAACGTCATTTGGTCCATACGGTCTGATAGCCAGTAAGCTAGCTGGTCACGAGCTTGTTCACGGAAGTTAACAACCGTTTTTTGGTCGTTTAATTTACCGGTGTTTTTAACCGCGTTACGAAGTTGGTCAACCTCAACCTTATCTTGGTGAGCTGTTAGCGTTGCCTCGTTTCCGGTTAATTCGTTGTCGCCAACGATACCGTCACCGTGCATATCTGGTACTAATGTCACAATCGCTTCTGTACCGCGCTCTGACTTAGTTAGCTCGGTAATGCGTTGAATCATTGCGTTCTGGCCTGAACCCATGAACTTCGACACGAACATTTTTTCACGTGCCTGATGCCACGTATCACGTGACCATACTTTTTTAGCGTCGTCGTCTAACGCTGAGAAATTAGTCTTTGCCATTTAAAGCATACCCTTCGTTAGTCCCTGAGCCGTTGGCTTTGTCGCGAAACGACTAACAGTGGACTTATTAAATCCAAATGTTTTGAGTCGTCCCGTAACGTGGGTCTATCGAAATGAATGCACGGCATAACTGAGCTGTGGGGCAGGATTTATTTACAAGGTATCACCTTGAATAACAGTAATTATAGCAATTACTAATATATAATGTAAACAGTAACACTGCTAAAGCAGAGAGCGAAAACGTGCAGCTATACTGTTGCCTTTAGTCGAGTTTCGCACCCCTACTGTAACGCGTTAATTTAAGTTTTTTGTTGTAATCCCATTACAGACCGTCTAATATTCGCTCTATTGACGTTACCGTCAATACAACAACAATCCACAAGGTTTCATAAGGAATCCTGTTATGACTACATCAAATGACAAACTAACTATGCCTAACGACATGGCTGTCTTTGCGCGTAGCTTTAATACCATTGAGCAGTCACGTGAGAAGCGCAAAGCGCGAGCAGCTAGAATGCGACAAGCAAAAAAGCAGCGCTAAATGACTGATAAAATCACGGAAGATATAAAGGTCACAATCGACCTAGACACCGAAGTCGTAGAGCTCAACGAAGCAAATCAAGCAGCCCTCAACATCGTACACGAGTACAAAACGTTATCATTTAACGCAGGGCCGACCAATATAATCACGCCTAACGAAAACATACAGATGCGGAATATATCCATACACCCAGCTGTAGGGCGTGATCGCGTCTTTGACTACCCTGAAAGATTACGTGCAGAAATTGAGTACGAGAAACTTGCGCATCTACATTTCGTAGACCCATCTATGGCCGAACAGGGGATACCTCAGTGGAGGTGTACCAGTAAGTACGCCGCAGTATACTCTGGTTTCTTTGTGACTCCCAACCATATACATATACTAGTGCATGACCTATTAACCGCAGAAAACGGAATAGAAGATGCTCACGAATACTACACCCCTACCGACGTTGAAACGTACCTGTTCTACGCCGAAGAGTTCAGGCTAGCCTACAAGCCGACTTAGTTTTACCACAAAAAAGCCGACGATTAAGTCGGCTTTTTGCTGCTAGGCCACAAGTCCAATGACGGACACAACCAGAGCTAGAATGAACACCACGGCAATCATGCACCCCGAGAGTATTGAGCCTATGATGACTCGCTTCGGGTAACTATCGACCGATGGGTCTAAATAGCGGACAATCAGTGGTGCCGCTATAAAGATCCAAATGTAGGTCAGCCATAGGGTCTCGTTTGGCTCGAACATCACTCTACGTAGTCTCCTCTTGCACGAGCTTTAGCCTCAGCACTAAGACCCGCAAACTCGTCGTCTGACATACGTGAAATATCAATATCAGGGCGACTATTGCCACCACCAGTGCCCGACAACTTGCCACGCTCTTTCTTAGCCGCAGCTAGCTTGGCCTTGGTGTTAGTTTTCTTCGTAGGCTTAGCCATATCTGCTTTAGATTTAGCTGTACGGTCAACTAAATCATTTTCAAGGGCAACTAAGCGAACTGACTTCTTAAGCGCTTCGGCTGGTGATAGACCACGATCAACATACAGGTCACGCATTTCCACCACTTCTTCGATCAGACCTTCGTCCGCCTCGTCACCAGCGCTATCAAGCTCTGGGTACTTTTCAGCTAACGCCTGCGCCGTTTGTTGCAACTCAGACATTGCACGGTCTTGGTTAAGCTCATTTCGTACGCGTTCTGATACTTCTTGCTCAGCTTTGGCCTGTACCGCTTGAGTTTGGCTAGCCATCATTTTGCCGAATAACTCGAAAGCCTTATCAGTCTCGCCGTCAAGCATAGCCTCCTGCATACCTTCAAACTCCTCGCGGGTGAAACCAACAGGATCGGCTTGCTGTTCGCCTTGCGATTCTTGGCTTCCAGCACCCTTCAACGCGTCGATCTCTGTACGGAGGCTTTGTACTACAGACTCAAGGTTGCGGCGTTTCTCAATTTCCTTGTTTAGTCGTTCGAGTGGTACACGTCGGCCTTTAGCGCCCTTAGAAGGCTTTTCAGCAGGCTCTTCTTCCTCGCCTTCATCACCATCCACATCGCCCTCGCCCTCTGACTCAGACTCATCTTCATCTTCGTCCGATTCTTCTTCAAGCTCGCTCGAATCTTCGTCCTCGTCCTCAAGCTCATCAACAACGTCGTCCGCAGGGGCTTCATCGTCCTCAACGAAGTCACCACGCTCCTCTGGCGTAGGTGGCGTGTAATCATCAAGAATTGCCGATGTTGCGTTAAGTTCATCAAGGTTACGGTTTGCAGCCATTATTAGTCACCTCTGTTATTGTTTTTATTAGTGTTACTGTTATCTTTATTCGACGCATTATACGCCATATCCATAGATTTCATAGCGATTTGGCTAGAAATACGCTTATCGTTCATAGCATTCTGATTCTGATGGCCTCTAGCCGCCAGAGCAATGCGAAGTGATAGCTCCTGCTCTTTGGCCACACGTTCTTGTTCGAGTCGTCGTAGCTCCATTTGCGCTTGGTTGAAGCCACTTAGCGAGTCAGCCTTAGCCATTTTCTCTTTAGCCGTCGCCAGTGCCACATCAATATCTGCATCAACTTTTTCAAGCTCTTTACGCAGCATGTTGATTTGGTGCTGTACCTGCATCTGTTCAAGCGCTGCTTGTTCTTCACTCGGCTCACCGAAGCCTTGGCTTTCTTTAAGGAACTCGGCAATTTCACCACGTTTAGTAAGGTTCGAGTGCTGGACAATAACATGGTCTGGGATAGCAACGCCCATTTCACGCAAGCGCAACGCTTCCTCAAACTCTTGGTCGGCCATTGTACCGCCCGAAGGTCTAAAGCTTACCTCAACGTCATAATCGCCAATGGTCACATCATTGATTATGTTCCCGTCCTCATCTGGCACATTAATGCCGACCTCCTCCGTGCGCTCCTCGCCCTGAAGGATACTGCTACCCGTCACTTTAAAGTAGCGAGTCTCACTGTAGAAGTCTTGAACCAGCTCAAGCACCTTACGGCCAACCATACGGCGGGCACGTTTAAGGTTACTCACGATTACCGACACCTGAATCTGACCACGACTTACAGCGGCCTCCTGCGCACGGCCTGACTGGTCAGCACGTGCCGTACCAAGCATTGACGCATTAACCGATGATATCTCACGGATAGTTGCAGCGGCCTTCTGTGAGATACGGTCGATGCCCGTTGGTATCTGGTTCGGCTGAATCTTATCCGGCTTCTCATACCCACGTTTGTACTGTAACACTAGGCCCGTTTCAGCACCGCGTTCCTCTAAGTCCTCAGCGTCCATATCGACCAGTGAGTCCTCCTGCACCACCCAGCCACTGTTAGCCGTCGTGTTAACAATGTGCAACTCTTGCGAGCTGGTCTTGTTCAGTAGGTTCTGTGGGTCGATTAGATTATCTACAGGGCCAAACGGATTACCTCGGCGGAAGTACGGGAAGAAAGGCACGATAGTAAATGAGCGGTAGATAGACCAATCATCATGCAGCAGAATGTCATCCGCTGTGACAGTCATTCGCACTCGGCGACCTTTACGCTTAATTAGCTCAAGGCCATACTGCTCTGCGAACGCCTCCATTTCTTCTTTATCAGTGCCGAACGGTACAGGTCGCATGTTACCCGTAGTCATATCGACAAAGTGGTACTGCTCATCTACCTCAAAGTGCTGGCGCTCAATAACGCGAACACGTCTTAGCTGACGGCTGTCGTTCTCGTCCATCGTTGTCGTGCGGCTTGTGCCACCAAACGTGCCTTCAAAGTATTCGAAGTTATCGTCCGTGTTATAGCTGCTAGTATCAACTAGGCGCTCTAAGCCCTCGACCTTCTCCCAGCCATATGAAGCACCAATCTCGTCAAGCGTTAGCCAACGTGAGATAAACACCTCGTTCCATGTAGACGGGTCTGCGCTTTTAGCCTCACTATCAGGGATAACGTCAAT